CTATAAAAAAAGGCCGCTCGAAAGCGGCCTTGGCTGAATGCTGATTGTTAGATCGTTGCTGATGCCGCATACCCTCGGCCCACGGTGCTACTGATCTGGTAGACGTGCACCGATATCGAGGATTGCGGCGATCCGAGATCTGTTGTCTGGTCAGCCGCTGTGTACACAACGGTCGGCGTCGACGACGTCAGTGTGCGTACGACCGTTGTGCCGTCGAGGATATCGACTTCATACGCTTCCGATGTCTCGCCAAGTGGCGCATTTACGCTGTTGCGCCACTCGCCGGAAATGCGCGTGCGCCGGGTCCAGTTGATCGTCAGGTTGCCGTCGGCATCGCGTCCGCCACCTACCAGCACGGGCGCATATGGCTTGAGGCCGGCGCCTTCGTTCGTGAAGCTGCGCGCGGCCGTCTTGGCCAGACTCCCGCCAACCGTGACCGCCTTGTACAGCCGCGGCACATGCAGGTCGGCCGTCACGCCCGGGATGCGGTGGATGGACGTGTCGACCAGCACGAACCGTTCGCCCGACGCGTGCGACGACGTCGCATACTCGCTCCCGCGCCGGCCGCGCAGGAAGCCAGATACGGTGTAGGTGCCGTCCACATTCAGGACGGCGCTGCGAAAGTGCACGATCTCGTCGCCCACGACCGCTGTTTGCACGCCGTTAATGAACGCGGGGTACGACACCGACGACAGCGTCCCACGGATCATGCTCACCCTGATGGTGTTGATCTCATCCGGAATATTCCCGCCGGCGAAATCGCCGAGCGCATCCAGGGTCCGTCCCATCGTCGCCGCGACCCCGAACGTGTCAATCTGCTGGTACGTTGCCCCATTGTCGATCGACTGGAACAGCACGCATCCCGGCCACTTCGTATCGGCCGATCCGGCTGCCGCGTAAAACCCCGGATTGTCATCCGTATCCCTGAGCATGTTGATGTTCACATCAGCTCCAGCGAAGTGATCCCCGGCACGTAGACGGTCTGCTCATTGGCAGGCGTTTCGTCAACCGCAGTATTCGGTGTATAAAAGGTCGATCCGTCCGCGACGGCCTCGCAACTTAAGGTGCCTGCAGGTGTGCGAGAAACCTTTGTCAAGCGCATGCCGCTACCCTTGACGATGATGTGATCGGTCGGCTCAAGGTGCGAGTATTTGCGCGGCAAATTAAATGCGTACGACAGCCGCTGGATCCACGAAACTTGCAGGTTCACGTCGGCGACTTCCTGCGCTTTCGTATCCGTCAGCACGAGTGGCAATTCCATCGTCGATTCGTTTCCACTTGCGCCGACGAGGCGTTTTGCCAACTTGGTCGCCGGCGAATAGTCGGTTGCGGCCAGTAGATAATTGACGTTCACCAGGCGCGGCAACTCGACTTCCATCTGGCGCGTTGTCAGTAGCGGGTCGCCAGACTCTTGGCCACCAGCGCGCGCGTTCAGGTCATCAGCATCGATAGTCGCAACTGGTGCGCCGCCTCGCTTGACGTACTTGATCTGCCCGCCGCTCTCGACCGCATCAAAGAAATACGCCGGACGAAGCGCATCGATAGCGTTGCGCACCGTCGTCTGCCGCGCGATCGTGTATCCGTCGACGATGTCATTTTCAAGCTGCGACACGTCATGGCGCGATTCGCCGGCACGGTCGGACAGGTCCGCCACGACGCTTGCAAGGGTGACACCCTTGGGACTCGTCCCGATACCGAAGGTGAATATGTCCAGCGTCGCGCCAACAACAAACGTCGGGAACACAGCGAGCTTGTTGTGCACATTTGGCAGTGGGATCGGGATCAATGCCGCCGAATCCTTCAACACCGGCGTGACACCATCGGCGTACACAAGCCCCGTGCTGAACAACACGCACTCGTCTGGAAACGATGTCGCCGAAAGATCGGCAGGGTTCATGACGACGAGCTGCGCTCCTGCCAAATACACGATACGGTCGACCGATGGGAAGTACTGGGCATACAGACGCGGGACGGTGCCAACGTCGGCAGGCACAACGGTCTCGCCGGTCGAAAAGTCGTAGTACCCGCAAAATCCATCGGACGCGCTGCTCAGGGATAAAAGCCGGTCGCGGACCGGGTCGTACACCTGGGCGCACAGATTCGAGATAGAAACACCATTCAGGTACGTTTCCGTGTTCCCGCGCAGCAGGCCGCCGTCGACTCCAACCGCGATGCCGTGCGGGCCGCACTCAATTAGCCGTCCGCTATTACGGATGTGCGTAACACCGAAGGAATCCGGGCTCAGAACGCCATTCATGTAGTGCGGCTCAGAGTCGAACATGCGAAACCGCGCTTCATTGTAGCTGTAGATGATGTCTGCTTTGGGGATCGACAATATCTCCCACGACATTACATAGAAGGACGCGCAATCGATCAGCGCAAAGTTCGTGGTCCCGATCTGGATCACGCCCAAGACGTTGTTCTTCGGATCGTACGCAATGCTGCACTCTTCGGCGCTGAACATAGACAGCGGCAAAAGCGCTTCGGTGATCGGCGACGAGGATGAAACCTTTTTGATGTACCAGTTGCTTGTGCCGTATTCGATCACTGCGGCGTAGACATTTCCGTCGTTATCGGTCGCCGTCGGATGCTCCCCATACGAGACGCGCATGTTCGTGTAGGAGCCAAGCTTGATTGGCGGCCGGTCGTACAGCGCGCGGATGTTCGGCCAGGTGCCCACCATGGTGTAATCGACGCTGCACGTTTCGCCGCCGCCGCCGGTCGTGATCTCCGCGGTAATGAATGGCAGCGTGTTGCCATCCTTAGCCAACGGGAAGTGTTCAAACACCACGTAGCAAGTGCCGCGAAACGCAGGGACGTTGCCGGCGCCGAGATACGACTCGATCAGCGGATCCGGCATCTGGTCTTCGGTTCCCTTGTAAAAGCGAACCGTACCGCCATCCGCCAGGACGAAACCGTCATAGATCAATCGCTTCTCGGGCCCCGCCCACATGCGCGTGATCGTTGCCTCACCTTCGCAGAATGCAACAGCGAAATTGCCGAAGTACGAATAGGTTGTGACGCTGGGGCCGCCCTTGCCGCCCGAATCGCTCTCTTCCTGGACGTAATCCGATGCCCAGATGACGTTGCCACCAATGCCGACGGTACCGTAGACGATGGGGATCGGCCGACCATATTCAGACGATTGCGGCTTCAGGTCGGTAAGGCGCGGACCATCGACATGCTGCGGGAACAGCAGCCCACCGGCCATGCTACCGGCCGACCAGCCGTACATGGCTCCAGTAGGACCGCCGATAAAGAGTCCAATGCCGGCCCCAATTACGCCGCCAATCAGTGATCCCGACATCTATTCCACTCCTGGAAAACGCCACACGCCGACGATGCGCGACAGCCACTGTTCGTCGAGGCGATGCTCGACCACCTTATTGATGCCCGCACCGTTATACGCATGAATCAGCGACAGGCCGCCGTGCACGTAGTCACCGACAATGGCGAAGTGCTGCGGCTCGACCTCAAAGCGGATCCAGGCCACGTCACCCGGCTGCATCGATGCTTTCGGCACGCGCACGAGGTGCGCATCCAGTTCACGCCGCATCTCATTCGGCACCGGCAGGCGCCCGTAATTCGCCAGCGCATCGATCGACATGCCGAGACGTTTTCCGATGATGATCGGCAGGCCGGCGCAGTCCATCGCGACTCCACCCACGCGCGCCTGGTGCTGCCAGCGCGTGCCGATATATTCTCGCGCGATCGCGACGATTTGTTGTGCATTCATGATTCGTCGTAGAAATCGCTAGCTCAGGTTGCGGAATAAGTCATGGTGAAGCGATCGTACGGCCAGTAATAAGTCGTTTCAGGCTCGAACGTACTATCACCCCACCCTGCCGGACTGGTTAAGAGGCCCAGTTCCTCAACATAAATACCGTCGCCATCATTCGGGACCATCGAAGTCCAATTAATGCCATCGGAGCTATAGATGCGGAATGTGGCCAGAGAGAAGTGAATGATCCCGTTAACAACTACCGCATTCAGCTCTGGACACCAAGTCGCCGTGAACATATATGCCGGATAGAAAACATTGGTGACGGCGGTCCAGTTAATGCCGTCAGGGCTCGTCATAATGGAATACGCTTGCGTATTTTCCAGCACGCTGCCAATGATGTTTACCGGTGTGCGCAAAGGATGACTTTCGCCACATGCAATGAAAAGGCCAAGCTCGGATATCCACGTTACGTTATGCCACATCCCGACTGGAGTGCTGCACAAGTCCCAGTTAATACCATCCGCGCTGGTCACCGCGCCATATCCATCAATGTTGGAGTAGACCGCCGCAAACCTTTCGAGCTCTGGCGACCATGCGATGTTAAGCGTGTTGGTTCCTGTACGATCCGGAATTACGGTCAATGGAGTGAGAGTCCATGTGAGTCCTCCGTCATAACTAATGCCGCTGACTAAGCCGGCGGCGTTACCAATGCCTACCGTAATGCCAAGGCTCGGCACCGGGAGAACAGAGCGCCATAAAACATCAGGCGCGCCGATTTGCTCGCGCCATGTAACACCGTCATCGTCGCTAACCATGGTGTTATATGGCACGTATTCACCCATGAAATAGCTACCACCGGCGAACGTTGGCATTGTGTAGTAGATGAATTTGCCTGCCTGCTCACTCCAGATAAAGACCGTGTAATAGCGATTCTCGTATATGGGGTGCTCCTCCCACGTCTTACCGTCCACACTGTGCATGGTCTTTGAATCCCCAACGATAGAAACGAGCTTGTGCAGTGAAGGGGACCACTGTGTATCGCCGACTGGGCGCACCGTTGCGGACGGATTCCACACGCGCTTACGTCCAGTGGTCGTTAGGTATCCTATTTCATCCCTCGTGGTATAACTCAATTGGAACCCGCCCACGGTGACCGCAACTGGATTCTCATTTGTAGTCACGCCGGTTGCTGGTAGCGTTGTTGTGGGCAATTCGTACTGCACGTTATTGTCAGAGTTGAGATAAGTGACAATTTCATCTTTTGTTATGGGGCGAATTGTCCCGCTTACCGCTGTCTGCGATGACAACGAGCCATCCACCAGCACGCCTTGAGCCCCGTTGTAGTTGTACCCCAGGATTTTCGCGCCAACTGGCATAAGCAGATCAACCGCGAAATATCCCTTCGACATCCCGGTTTCCGGGAAAATCACAGAAGGAGGAATACTGCCAAGGAACGTGGTTTCTACCGGATTAGGCATGATGAAGCCCGTGATAGAGCCGGTTAGCGCACCAGTTCCGCTCCCTGACCCGCCTCCGCCCGCACCGGCGGCGCTTCCGCTTGAGCTGATGCCATCGGCCCCGCGCCGGTAGATCTTCGACTGCGGGAGATTCGGGAACCCGCGGTAATTCACCACGTTGTTGAACCGCTGACAGGTCTCGAATGCCTGATTGCACCCGGCCGTCACGGTATAGGTATCGCCGACCGAGATCTCGAACGGCATCGGCAGCATCAGCGTTATCACGCCGGGCGCGTAGGCTTTCACCTCCATCGACAGACCGGCGTTCTCGCCAGAGTTGAACGTGACCAGGCCGTGATCGAAATAGCCGCTCGCGTTCGCCGGATGCGCAAGGCCGCCACTGACGTATGGCGAATACACCTGCAGCGGATCCGACACACCAACCGTCTGATCGGAGTTATAGGCCCGGGTGTCGACCGGGATGCGGAAGTGATCCGGATCGATGACAGTTATCTGGAACAGCATCCCGTTCAGACCGTCGCCGCTCCCGGCATAGAAAACGCCGTCCTTCGTCGCGCCAGAAAGCGTGCAGCCGACGATATCCGACAGCTGCACGGTCGTGTTCTGCGCGAAGCCATGTGTCGGGCACGTGACCACCGCATTTTCCGCCTGAGAGATGTCCGTGATGGTCTTCGCGCCATCCGGGCCGGCTTCAGTGCGGCCAGAGTCGTAGATCACGCTGTTCGTGCTGTTCGTTCCACCGACCGTGCCTGTTGCGGTGAAAGGCGCCATGTCCACCTTGCAGCGGCTGTCGCCAAGGTCCGCGTTGCAGTCC